CACCCCGCTGGCTCTGCACCACCAGGAGACAACGCCCGTCTTAAAGTCACGCAGTAGCTTCTGTACTTCGTGCGAGTTCTTATACTCAAGCGCATCGTTGAGTGGTACGCCTTGGTGATCCTTAATGATCTTCATGCCCTTAACCATCCCTCGCTTGCGTAGCATACGCAGATCGCGGATAGCTTGGAGTGCAACCTCCCCAGCCAACTGCTGCACCCTATCATCGTAGTCTCCACGACATAACTGCGTGGATCTCACCGACCAAGCTCCACCAGCTTTGCGTCATCTTCTTTGATCTGGTTAGATAATCTAGTTAGATCGTTCGACTGCCCAGCATAATGAATAATCATCGCATCCTTGTAGCGGTCCAATCCAAAATGCGACTCAACGCTTGTCATACAATTGAATTACGGGTCAAGCTCGGTTAGCGGTATGTTCCACAGGTGCGCCATCACGTTGAGCCAGGTCTGCTCGGCAAAGTGGTTTGGATGCAGGCCAATTGGCGGCATTGATAGGATACCAACGGCCTTGGTATGAACTACGAATACGCCAGTGTTTACATAAAACTTCGGCTCGATTATACCGCCAAAAGCACCAGCTAGCTTGACCATATCTGGCTTGCGATCCAAGTATGCTCCTTCGTCAAAGGCACAGAATACCCCAGCGTCATCGGATAGCTTCGGGCAATCGGCTGCAATCAAAACATCAGCGTCAACGAATGTGACCTGGTCATAGCCCTTGGTTGCCATAATGTTTCCAATCGCCGACTTGGAGTATTGGGCTGGATGCGTGAGAGGCTTGTCGATCAGAATGAAGTCAGTGCTATGGCGTTTACAGTACGCCTCCATGCGTGGCCTAGTCAGATCAATAATCTTCTGCCAATCCTCACCGAACGATTGCGTTACTAATGCTTGTTTCATTTTACGTTCTTCCATATTTTGCCATGCTCATCCAGCGCGGATGACCAGATCATCATCTTGTTATAGATACTGTAGGCGCAGCCAAACCTCATCAGCGTGAGGCTAATCAGATCACCGATCTGATAACAGATCCAAGACAAGGCCAACTTCATTCCCTAGGATACCTATTGTTGCCCTCGTGATCGCAGAACTTCTGGAACGATTTATCTGTTTCAGATTCATCGCTATCGCTTGATTTGTCTCCGTAGTTTGAGTAAAGCCAAGGGCGAGGTTTGCTGAAAAACTCATCCCAATCTTTGTCTATTTCTTCTTGGTTCATAATCTTGTTACCTCTTTCTTTATTTGCGCCAACGTGAACAGGCATCGTACCAGCGCACGTTCAAGATGGTCAACACTTGTTTCACCGTTATTGTCTGGACAAGGCGATGACTTGTGTAGTTGCATCTGCGCCGTAGCTAGGTGACGAACAGCCCGCGCAATATGGTAATCGTGGGTAGGCCGATCCTTCTCCAGCCAATCGCCATAGGCAGACTTATCTGACCCCTTACCCATCACGCGCCAGACTATCTCCTGCGCAGCGTTACCCATCTCTTGAATTGTAGGTGCAGTCATTTTGCTAAACTCCTATAGAATTGATCTAGTAATCCTTCTAGCCAAAGTACGTCTTGTGGGTCGATCACAACTTCATCCCAGGAGGCGTGTAGCCCTTGACCCAAGCCCATACTTTCTGCATCGCGCAGAATGCAATACCAGCCTGGTAGAGTTCGTCTTCGTCCCATACCTTCGTTGTCAGCTTGGTAGCATCGTTTGACGCTAGGACCACCGACACGCAGGCGCATTTAGGATTCTCGCTTGCGGCTCGGTATGCCCAAAGCTGGGCGCAATCCGTATCGTAGAAAGGATCGTACTTAGGATTAACCTTACGATTCTTTAGGTCGATGATAGCGTCACCAATACCGCGTAGCTTGACGTAGGCATCACACCTTCCCGCATAGCCTGCGCCGACAAGACCCTTTTCGCACCAGTAGGTTTTCTCAATGTTTGCATCGGACCACTTCTTAAAGGTTTCGATGTACGGAGCAAGTGTTTCATCGTTGGATACGGCTCTTCCCAAGAGGATGTTTTCCATTTCCGTGTGCATTTTCGTGCCGTGTTCAGCTGCCTTCGTTGTTGATTCTTTAGAGTCTTTAACCACTCTTCGAGCGTAGGTTTCGAGCGTTTCATCTGCCTCCTTCGGAAGTGTGAGCGAGGACATAATGGCCTGCTCTATCTTCCATGCCGTTAGTTGCGGCTTATCCATAATACCAAGCACACTGGTTACGGATGGGTACAATCCCATCTGGCGCGCATCGGCTACGGTTGTGTTTCTTTCTTTCCCGTTCTTGCCAATCACAACGTGGGCGGATTCACCCTCGGCTGTGTACCAATGTCCCGCCTGGTCAGTAGCGACCAGACGGGAATTGGTAGGCTCTTTAGCTGTGATTGTAAGAGCCATACAATTTAGAATGGCACTTGGTTGCCGTCTGCATCAAGCTCGACCTTAGTGGCCGTGGACTTGCCTGCAGCGGTAGCAAACTCCTTGGAAGCACGAATTTTTTCCTGCAACCAATCGGGCATATCGTTAAACTGCCCAGCCTCACCCTGCTCGATCTCGTAGTACAACTGATCGTTAGTGGTGGTAGCTGGTGCTTTCATGCCCTTGGGTAGTTTCGATGCACCTGCGATGGCGCAATACTGCCGACCCTGCTGGCTGGTCTTGTGGATCAGCGTCAGCATAGCTGGCTTGCCAAGCAAGTTCTTCAAGCTGAATGCTTGGAGTTCCTTGGAGGTGAAGGTCTGACCGCGCCATTGTTCGAGAAGCTTGCGAAGGCTTGCTTTCTCTCCAAGACTACGGGTCTGTTCGATTGAAACGACCATAGGCTTTTGGACTGTGGTGCGTTTGCCATTCTCCTCGACTTCGAACTCATCGGTTTGATCGGGCAACTCAAAGGTCAAGCGAACTTTAGGTGTCCACTTCTCTTGGTTGTCCCAATTGGTTTTCTGATGGCCTAGATCAACTAGGCTGTAGAGAACGCCTACAGTAGCTCCCGCTTCTGGTAGTTTGCGTTCTTGTTTTGCTGATTCACTTAATGTCAATGCCATTGTAGTATCTCCTTTATTTATTTGGGTTTAGTTTTGGTTGTATGTATGGGGTAAGTTCGTCTTGATTGTGTACCCAAAATCCAGCACCAACCGTGGTTGACATAGGATTGCTGGGTACATATTCGATCTTCACATTGGCTGGCGCAATCTGTCGAGCTAATTCGCACACGCTGTCGGCGGTCAGTATGACTAGCCACTCTTTGCGTCCGTTACGGCGGAAGAATACAGATGGTATCTTGCCCTTCGGACAATCACGCTTGGATTGCTCCATCCACTCTTCGGGCTTGAGGGCTTGGCAACGCTTGCCTTCGATGTGGAAAGGAAAGTTCTCGCAGACTACATCCCCGCTACCGCCCTCTGGATTGCCTGCGAACTGTTGGCTACGGCGAGCCTTCTGCCAGCCCTGCTCCCGCAGGTAGTTCGCTAATTCTCGCTCACCCGCTGCACCTTTAGCCCGACTATTGATTTTGCCCATTGGTTGGGTTTAGCTGTCAACCCATACCAGTGTCGATAAATTATTTAGTTCCGCCAGGTCTTATTAGCTTTGCTAATATCCTCATTAAATCGTCTAATCATTGCCATCATGGTCAGTTTCTCTACGATTTTCTTGTTCTTCTTGACCCAAGCCACAGCCTCATCAAAGGATTCTGCGTCCTTCAGCCCTTCCTCAAACTTAGCCCACGCCTCTTTCTCGTTCACAAACTTTGGAATACACGCCAGTTCTGGCCTGTCGATGGGCAAAGTTTAGTTGTTATGCTTTTGCACTTGGCGATGGGCAACAGCCAGAACAGATCATCGTTCATGCCCCAGCACGCTACATAATCCACGCCACTGATAGCGCGCTTGGGGATATTGAAACCATTGCCACTGCTGGTAGTGAAGCGGTACTTGGTGCGCCCAGGTTCTACGGTCTGCGCGGTCTTAACTTGGATGCGGTAAAACTTATTGTTCTTCTCGGCCACCACATCGTACCCAGCAAAATCCTCGTATGGCGTAAGCACGTTATACCCGCACCGCAGCAACGCGCCAGTGACGCGAGCAACACCTACTGCTCCAACTTGGCGTGATGTTAATTTCATGCTTGACGGCTTTCGGTTTGTGCTAGAGACTTTTTCCCATGAAAGCAATAATAACTATAACACTGACGGCGATGCTTGTGGCATCGGGAATGGCTGAAGACTTTGATGGCGGAGTATATGACTCTGGATACGCCGTGTTTAGCGGTGGGAAAGGATTGGCCATAACATCCAATGGATTGATAGTAGATAATGGCATACTCAAGCAAACTCCTAATGGATGTTATT